GAAATGTTTCAATNAAAAGTTCTTGTGTTTCTTCCCAAGATAAGTCATCACTCAAATCAAACAATGTTTGCTTTATCTTTTCCTTCACTCTTTCTTAGTCCTCGTCCAACCGATTGTAAATTTCTTATACGAGATTTACTTGGATGTGCGAATATAATATTGTGTAAATTTCTAATGTTAATTCCTGTTGAGTATGTTCCATATGATGCTACAATAATAGCATTAGAACTTTCTTCAGTAATTTCTCTAATACGTTCTCTTTCTTCTACTTTGGTACTACCTGATACGAAGAATATTGGTCTATTAGGTTCTTTCTTTTTTAAGTAATTAAAAAGGTGCTTTCCGTGCTTTTCTACAAATTGAAATAACACTAACGTATTTTTAGTTCTGCTTAATGTTAAATTACATATAAACTTATTACGTTTTACATGCCCGATAAGAAAGTCAATTTCCTCTTGGTATGTCATAGGTTAACAAACTTTCTTTCTGCGTCATCATATTTGAAAGTGACTGCTTCAATATGTAATTTAGCAATGGTATCGCTATCCATTAACTCTTTTGTAGTAGTTACCTTTCTGATAGCACCAAATAAACCTTCAAGCACTAATTTATGTGTAGTAGTTCCATCAAGCGTACCCGTGAATCCAAACTTATATTTACAATCAGTCATTTTAGTTAAAATGCTAGTCAACGACTTTGCTTTAAAGTTATGTGCTTCGTCGCCGATAACACAACCAAACTGTTCAAAGAATGGTTTCTTTAATTTGTAAATTGATTGCCACGTAGTGATAATGATTTGTTTATCTGTAACCTTTTCTTTACCCGAATAAATTCTATGTACGTTGTCCTCAGAAAACGTTGGATCTAATTCAGACGCATAGTCTTTAAAGTCTTTATATAATTGTTCAACTAACGATGTAGTTGGTACGATAATTAAAATCTTTTCGTTTAGTTTTCTTCGGTAGTATTGAGTCAATGCGTAAATCATAAACGATTTGCCTGACGATGTTGGTGATAATAGGAGTGCTCTGGACTCCGTAATCCCCCAATTAACGGCGTTTATCTGATAGTCGTAGGGTAGTATTGGGTTACCATTAGAGTACGGATTTAACCCCTTAACGAATGCCTCCGTTGATTCAAGAGACTCTCGGTCTCCTAATTGAGGGTATTCTATCGTATAATTACGGTGTTTAGCAAACTCAATGATATAGTTTAATAGTCCTACATAAACCTCACCACCAAATACATTAAACAAACGTATTTTTCCGTCCCATGCTCTACTTCTATAAGCAGGCATAAACTTAGCTCCAGGAACCTCAAACGTAAAGAAAGAAGACAATTCATGAGCAATACCCATTTCGGATTCTACTTGTAAAAAAACGTCATCTTTAATTGTTACTACTATATCACTCATAATTTAATTATACTAACCCTTGATGGTATTTCATTACGTCCAATGCATTCTTTATCGCAAATCCACGTATCACAAACATTTTACAAACTTCATCTAGATACTTAACTAACTCTTCTTGAAGAGCAACCTTAGCATCTGCCTCAACTACCATTGGGTCAATCTTAACGTATTCTTTAACTTCTCTATCCTTTAACACATATTCGTATGGGTCTGGATCGTTTCCGTTATAATAGTTAGTTCTACCTAATGATACTCTATATAGTTCGGTTTTTAATTTCTTTAATTTCAAACGTTCTCGAAGTACCATTTTAAGGTATTTATTGTGTTTGAGTGGGGTTGCCAAAGATTCTTTTGCTAAGATTGTTTCATCTAGGTATAAATCTTTATCTACTTGTGTTTCTAATTGTTCTATATTCATATAGCTATTATACTATACTTTTGTCTAAATGTCAAGTTATTTTTTAGAAAATGTCATATAATCAAATTGTAGAGTAATATCGGTAAGAAGTTCTTCCGCGTTTTCGTTATTGAATTGCAACTCTCCTAAGATTGTTGGGAATAAGTTATGGAAGGTGTACACAATATCTGTCGCATTCTTATTGTTTGATAAAATGTGCAACGACCCAGTCGTCACTAAATTTTCTATTCCGTCCACCCTTTCTTCTACTTGTGGACCTGAAGCACCATACATCCACGCCAATACTTCATTATAGTTACTTAGATCTTCGTCTACTAAAAATGTTACCATTAGTGGCGCCCAAATCATAGTGTTTGATGGCACGTATGCATTCCCTAAAATTGGATTTGGGAATAGGAACTTCGTTTGATGATATTGTTGGCAACATTGCTGTTTTCAACCATAGATCTACTCCAGGGATTGCTCCAATAACTAATTTATAATTGGTTGATTTTGCTAAATTTAAGTTTTGATTTTTCATACCTATATTTATAAGACTCTACAATCGCGCATAAAAACCCCCAATAAAGGGGGTTTTAACGGTTTTCCCAAGGTAGGGGAAACTATTTTTGCTTTCTTATTACAGGTTAGTTACAGTGAACTTACGGAAATAAGGGTTTGCACCAGCAACACCAGTAGCAAATGGGTTATGAGTCATACCATAACGAGTCTTGAACCCAAGACGTGGTTGGAAGTCTTCTTCACCAATTGATTTCATCATTTGTAAAGGAACGTATGGGCAGTAGAACATACCAGCATCATACATATTAGCACCTTTAAAACCTACAACAACTGTGTCAGTTGAAGCAAATTGGTCAACGAATACTTTAAACTTACCACCTAATGTACCGGCGAATACGTTGTTAGTAACGTCAGGTTGAGCACCATTGTCAASAGACATTGAAGGMWCAKCMAKACCRSMAACCATATCAAGAGCAGATGCAACATCTGCAGATACGATTAACCAGTTACCACGTCCACGACCAGTGTTCTTACCAATAAGGTTTGCTTCACGGTTGATTTGAACTAGTAGTGACTTATAACGTTCACCACCCCA